TCATTGATTATCTCCTTTATTTTTTAACCCTAATATAGCCATTAATTCTAACATTTTCATTATGCCGAAAATTTTTGCCAATCCTATTAATCCCATTGTTTTAGCAATTGCTTTTAATTTTTTTCTAGCTTCCATAACTTCATTATTATCTCTCTTAAAATCTTCTTCTAACTGTTTATTGGCTAAATCAATATTTTTTATATCTTTATTAGCTAATGTATATTTTAATTCTTTTTCGCGTAATTCCTTTTGCCGCATCTGAATTTTCTTTATTTTATTTTGCTTCTTAACTAAATCTTGATAAGCATCCTGTATTTCTTGGGCTTTTTTCCTATCTTCTTCTTTTATTCCTGCATTCTTTTGTGATGCATTTATAGTTTGTTCAGCATTTTTCACATTTTCATTAGCCAACCTAACATCATGCAAATTTGATCTATGGGTGTCTAATTTATCCGCAAGCTCTGGATCATGATTTAAATACGATTGAGTCACTTTATCAGCATTTAATAGTTGCTCTGGTTTATCAGAAAATTTTTGCCCTATCACATTTCTAACTATGTTTGGATCACTCCTAATTAACTCTTTTAAAACTTTATTAGATTTTCCCTCACCCCTTAATTTTTTCATTATATTATCGTCTGATAATTGGTCATTAATTATCTTGTGGTAATGAGGATCTTTGTACAAAGGAATCATTTTTTCCCTATAATCTTCATTTAATTTATTATAGTTTTTGTATTCTTCATCAGTCATAGCATCTCTTAAAGATTCATTTAATTGTTTTAATCTTCCATTTACTCTATCAATTTTTGCTCTGGCAAGTGCTTGTATGTCGGGGTGGTTTCCCGAAGATGTCTTTTTATATAAATCTCTTAAATCTGCTTTAACTCCGCTAATAATTCCTAAAAGTTCATGTGCTGGCATTTTCTTTTCAGATAACTTCATTAATTTATCTAAATTTTTAGCATAAACGTGCGATCCGATTCCTTCAATTGATTTTAAATCTTCTGCTATTTTTTCAGCGTCACCAGGAATTGTCACCATTGCGTTTCTATCTTTTAATTTTTCCTCTTGGTCTTTATATCTATCAGTAAAAGATTTTTTGTGTTCATCTAATTTAGTTTTTAATTGAGCTCCGATTAATTCGCTATGACTTTCATTATTGTTTAAATGATCCTTTAAATTTTCTAATGATATGCTAGCATTAGATTCAATATCATTTTTATCAAGATGTGCTTTATCTAATGTCTTTTGAGCGTTTTCAACACTAGTAATATTAGCATCAAATTTTGATTCAGGTTTATAGGAAGATATTTTCTTTTGCAATGGTGTCATTTCTTGTTTAACACTATAGATTTTTTTAGATAAAGCATTAACAGTTTCTGGTAATCCTTCTTTTGCTAAATGTGCTTTAATTTGTTCTAAATGCTCCCCTAATTGAGTTGCTTCATTTGATAAAGCTGAAGTATCTTGAAATTTTGGCATTTCTGTAGGAATTTTTTTAGATGCAGTTGTAATAGTATCGCCAACTATAGGAAGTTTTTTACTAATATTAATCGCTCCTTTTGCGGCTCCTTTTCCAGCCGCATAAACTCCTTTGCCAGCTAATGAGGCTGCATTAAGTCCTAATTTAGCGCCACCTGCAATACCAATTAAATTTCTTAAAATTCCTTCTCCTGGCTGTTCGGTATGGCCTATTAATTTATCCATTATGGAAGATTTATTTATATGAATCCAATCTGATTTTCCAGGATCTGCTAAACCTAAATGTTCTCCGTATTTCCATATTAATGAGGGAATATTAGCCACATCTATTCCCGTGCCTATTATATTACCATATAATATATTGCGACCCGCATTAGTCGGATGATGAAATGCCATCTTTACAGCTGCCGGCACGTTTTTAATTAAATAATGATAAGCATCAGGTATTTTATTTATAGCTTCTGCCGGTAGATGAACAATATCTTTTCCAACCTGCAAAGCGGCATGCCCTAATTTTCCTGTTTCAGTTCCTGGCACATTTTGCATCATGTCTTGCATAATTTGTTGATTAGATGCACCACTATTTAATTGGGGCAAATGATTCGAATAATCTTCTACTACTTCATAATTTGAATTAGCCACTTTAGAATCACCAGGCTTATCATTTGCATAATCTTCTATAACTTCATACTTCGGCATCTTTATTCTCTTAGATATATTTAAAGTTTCCGGTAGAATCTCTTACTAACTGCTTAGCCCAACTTGGTCTAGGATTAGATTTTTTAAATTCTTCAAGAGTGCCCGCAGAGGTGGATTTTCCAATGCCTTTCAATTGAGAATCATAATATTTTAATTTTTCATCAACCCCAAGTTCTTTATCTGATAGCTTGCTAGCTTTAGAATAACTAAATCGTTGTTGTGGGTGATCTTTAGATTCACCATTCATTAATTCTTCTATTCTATTAGCACGTTGATTATTGAAATTGTATAATTTTTGCAATACATTTACTTTTGCTACAAAAGATTCAATAGTATCATCTGAATTCGGAATAGCTGATTCTAAAATTCGTTTTTCATATTCTCTAAATGCACCTTTAAATAATTTAGATTTTGAAGATAACAGATTAGCAGATAATGCATTTGCTTGAGTAATCAAATTTTTTATTTCAGAATCTCCAACATTAGCCAATACAGTTGACATTGTTTGTCTAAAAAATGGTAGGTCATGCAAGTTTTGAAATTTCTTATTTTGGACAACATTATTTAAGCCCATTAAAATTGGTGCTACTTCTTTGGCTGCTTCGTTATTTGTTTGCAATACTCCTAACGCTTTTGCATCCTGCTCACCTATTCCTTTTGCTTCTTCTAAATTTTGGGCTTCACTTTGAATAGCTCCTGGATTGCGTCTAATAGCAAACGTACCTTTGCCAGGAATAGATACCGTCATGTTACCTTTATCATCTGTTTTATATGCTGGTTGTATGTTTTTAGGATCACCACTTTTTAACATCTGATATATAGCTGCCTCCCTCTCTCCTGGTTGTGGAGCAACTATTCTATGTAATTGATATCCATTTCCTACATTTATACCCATATTTTGATTCTGAGTGGGAATAGCAGCATTTGCATTAGCTGGTTGTTGCGTAGAAGAAACATGGGTTGCTTGTTGGGAATTTGCATTCATTTGGCTAATGTTAGCAGGAGAATAAGAACCCTCTTGATCTGAAGATTGGCTAACACTACCAGGAATAGGAGGATAAGAACCCTCTTGATTACCACCAGGTGATTTCAATGCATTAATATAATTTTGCAATGCTTTATATTGAGTTACAGCTTGATTATGAGCCAATATATTTTTTTGGTGCACATCTTGATATTGTTGTAACTTTGATTCGTTTAATTGATTAGCGCGCTTATTCGCCATAAGATTACTTAAAATATTTTGAGTTTGCCCCGCACTCTTTAAAAATGCTTCTGGTCCGCTTACTGGTAATGGAATTGGTCCGGTTACTGGCATTTCAATAACTCCTATTTAGATTTTACAAAGTGGTGAATCATATTGCTAGTGCGTCACCTGCTAACGTAGAAACAGTGCCCATGATATTTCCAAACAGTTGCCCAGGAGCTGCATTTTCTCCATATTTTAAGCCTGCTAGTGTATTACCGTGCTGCATTGATTGATTGCCTAAATTTGAGGCCTGATTAGAACCAATGTTATATAAATTTTGCCCTATGCCTATACCCGCTAAATATTTGTTCATTAAGTCTTGCATATATTGATGGCGATCAGCCGTGCTAATTCTAGCTGCATTATTTTGTATATTGCTTACAGCGCCACTGCTACCCATTAAGCCCATGCTACTGGCTGCATCTAAACCCTGGCCCCTGCTTTGCTCTATCATCTGCCGAGCTTGAGGTGATGTTTGATAATGCTTTGCCCATTCATCTTGCATTTGCGTTGGGTTCATGAGCGCTTGTCGACCAGCATTTAAATCACTATATTGGTCTTGTCCGTGTTGCATAAATGGCTGTTCCAAACTTTGGGTCTTGTCCCATGCCTCATTGACCGGCTTTTGAGCTTCGATATAAGCATCTTCAGGATGGAAAAAACTGTGTATCATACTTGGCATATCAACGTCCCTATGGTAATAATAATTCAATATTTCTAATGGTTTCATTTAGCGTGTCCACTAAATTAGTTAACCATAATTTTAATTCGTCGGGAATATCCGCGTTGTCTAACGGCGGAGTATCAATTCTCCCCAACGTTCCCTCATTCACCATTGTTGCCGACCCTCTTAGTTTCCATCACTGCACTCATTACAACCGCTGGTACTGAGCTAACGATCACCAATTTATAAGCTCTGTTGCGTGATACACCAAGCTGATACCAGCGCATACGCCACTCATATTGTCCTTGCTGACTAAATTCTAACACGTCCGCTGGATTATAAGTATTACCACCATCATTAGAAAAATATAATTCAACGTGGGGGTTAAATTCTTTATTATAAATTTTTTCACCCAAAATAGGTGTGTTTCCTTCCTCAGCTATAATATAAGTTGGGTCCGAGCTCGTAGATTCGTCGGTAATCAAATAAACGTCTTCCCCAGATTGTTTCACTTCATCAATAATATAAACGGTATTTGCAAATCCGCCATCTGTATAACTGATATCGCTTTCGCCAAAAACCATGTCAATTTGAACAAAATTAGTTTGAAACTCGCCCTGGTCTCGATAAGCAACAATTGGAGTAACTCGCTCATAGCGAAATGGATACTTTATATAAGCATCCGATTCTTGATAGTCAGCTTGAGCGGTATTATGCAATTCGTTAGTATAGAAACTTCCAGACATTTCATAGACTGTGTTTTCACCTTCAACTATCACTAAATGCCGATTGTTGAAGTAAATATGCTGTTGTATTCGGTTACGCTCACCATTGGCTTCAATGCATCTATGCCAGCTATTAGTTTCGAAGTTATATTCGATGCTGTTAGCTGATTGTTGCTGGTCAAGAATGCCGTAGTCGTTGTAATTTCCAGCAGATAAGCGATAGAAAATAGTATTTTCGTATTGATATAAAAATCCATTTGATGAATTGCTTAAGAAAGGTCCACCATTATCAAAACTATTAGCGTATTTTTGAAATAAAACATCAATACCTTTATTGCTAATTGACTTTGGCGGTCCACCTGAAGATGCCATGACTTGCAGCAATCCATTATTGTTTTGAGCTAGAAATGCCATTATGCCAAAACCAACATTTAATGATAAATCGTCCGCCATTCCTACGTTCCAGTCAGACGTAGTATTTTTTTTCCAGGGTAATAGTATATTTCCAGTTGGGCTTAACGATGGGATATTGGACCAAATGCCCGTCGTAAATTCGGTAAAAATATAGAGTGTATTTTTAAGCACTGCAAATTGTTCTATCACTCCAATTTCTTGTGCAAATACGCTTAAATTGGGCACTGCATTAGTAAAACAACCAGAAATAGAAAAAGTACTACCACCCAGGTTGGGGATAGATAAATAAAAATATGAGCTATTTAATCCTGACACAACTATGCGATTACCGAATGCAGCAATATAGCCAGGCAATATAACCGAACCATCTGCATTAGTTATATTTCCAGGTGCGTGAATATCTGTCACGACCTGCAACGTACCCGAATCTTCTTGGTAAATATAAATCTTTTCTTGGTCTGTAAAGCAAGCAAATGTGATGTTAGACACGACTAAGTAAGTAAAAAATACTTTTCCACCACCCGATATATAATTTGATCCCGTTATATTTACTACAGTAAAATTTTTATCTACTCTAAAAACAGCGTTACCAACAATGGCATACCAATACTTTTTGCTGTTAAAGATAAATCGTGGTTGTGACCCAAAAATAAGTTGATTAAGACCACCAAAATTTATATGCTGTCGTCCCATGGTTGGAAACATAGCCATTTCAGACTTGGTGTTTGGACTTTTAACCAGATAAAAGTTGGCCGCGTCTTCCGGTCCAAATTGAACAAAACGTTGCTTATTGTAACCACCGCAAATAGCCAATGGTTCTATTGTAAACTTTTCCGGTCTCATTATTTCTCATCGTTCCTAGTTAAGTCCATACTTTATAATTAAGAACCGCCCAAACTGTAGACTTACTTACCCACTTTATATACCGCTCTTTACTCGCCAATAGCCGTTGAGTTCATTCTCATTTGGCGAATCAATTATCAAATTAACTGTACTAACAGCTTCCATAGTTTGCTTGGCTTCTACGTAATAGCGCTCAAGCTTTTCTGTCCATGCTTCCGTGCGGCCTTTGTACATTGATAAGTCTCTAGCTAAAGCAAGCTTAAAAAATCTTAAGTAATAATCTGGTAAGCTAGACATATCTGAATTTTCGGTTAAGAGTCCTAATTCAAACTTGCCGTATATTGACAACACATAAGCTTGAGAAGCGCCAGGGTATATTTCCATGCGTGTTAGATTAGTTTCATTTGTAATAATGCTAAACAAAGGTAATCCTATTTGAGGATAATATTTATAGCTACCATAAAATACGCTACGGTCTAATTGTGTCAGCGGATAGGTTACGCCATCTAGGGTTAGCCACGCATTGTCTATATTTGCTAATCGGCCACTGGTAAGCGTAGGGGTCGGTACAGTAGTAGTATCACCAAATGTTATTTCTTTTTGTCCCACGGTTAGCGTTGTATCGACTTGCTTAGCTACTGTTAATAGTAATCCAGTAGCGCTATAAGCTTTTAATAATTCATTAAGAAATTGAATTCCCTTCGACATGTCGTTGCCATGCAAGGGTACAGTAGGCGAGTTAGCGCTTACAATCTGATAAGCATCAGTCACAAAATTTTTAGCTGTTTGAGTCATTTGATTGTCTCTTTAGCTTTTTTTTAGAAGATTTATCAGTTATAAAATCAGGTTTTTCAGGAAACCATAAGCCGCTAGCTAATAGCTCTTGGTAATCTTTATAGGAGTTGGCTAGCTTTGAGTCATGCTTATTATTATAAACATAAGCTCTAAACGTATCTTTGCTTACCCACCTATCAAGATATAAAAATTGATTTTCTGATTTAAAGTCTTTTTTAATAAAGTTCTCCAAAAAATAAAGGGAGGTGGGACACACCCCCCTTTACTTCTTCTTTATGAACGTACGCGAACAGCAAATTCAGGGTTGATGGATACCCCGCCAATGATGTCGATACGGTCTAATTGAAGATAATTTCTCACATCAGCACCAAGCGTATAAGTCATAGCCAACTTATAAAGGTCACTATATGCCGTAACTGCTTCTACACCGCCCTTAAGCTCCTGGATTGGCGGAGCTGCAAAAACGATTGACTGGTTATGGAAAGCCATTGAAACATTGTGACTTTGAGCAAGCCATATTTGAGCGCCATTAGGAATAGCAGCAGAAATATTTTTGCGCGCCCCCGATACAACAATTGCAGGATTAACAGGAATAGTTGCATTACCCGCACCATCTGAAATTACATCAGCGGTCACTACAAATTGAGCCCGTTGTGATAGTGCCTCGCCAGTTAATGGATTAACCATAAAAACTCCGGCTGCATCTGCAATCTCGATACTGTCGCCCTTATTGAATACTTGTGTAGCTACTTGCACACCAGTAACAACAATAGTATTGCCGGAGCTAATAGGACCGCTTGTTACTTGTCCACCATCGAGGAATCCGGTTGGGGGCGCAACAATAATACCACCTGCACCTGCAATTTGTCGGCTTAAGAAATTAGTCTTAAACATATCAAAGCCAGACAAGTGACCAATGAAGCCATCCATCAGCGCGCCACGATTAACCGTCATGTTAAAAACGTCTTTCAGCTCTGAAGATAAAGCCGCTGAAACGCGAGGCGAGTTAGCGAAATAGCGGTTACCATCTTCAGGAATTCCAAGCTCACTCATGTAAGCATCAGCATTTAAAACGGTATCAAAAGTGATTGGCACGCCTGGTGTACCCACTGCTTGATAAGCCGCTGTTTGAAAGTTTTCAGTAGCAATGAATTTCTCAACGGCATTGGCTAAAGTTTTAGCCCGAGGGTTGAGCATCATATCCAAATAAGGTTGATCACGGGCACGGTCAAAAGTTAATTCGAAACCTGAGAATTCCACCATAGTATGAAATTGTGTATCAATGGTAAGCGGTCTGATAACTTGCACGCGTGCTTCAGATGTTGCAGTCGCACCACGTCCGCCTAAATATCTTTCTTCGAGGCGATAGTTAATTGTTTGACCAGTAGCGTATTTTAAATTTTTAAAATCGCCTTCAAAATTACGGTTTGAAACTTTTGCGAAATTTAGGTAGTTAACGAATCGAATGAGTACTTCGTTGAGTACGTAATTAGAGACTGAAAAGGAATTAGCCATGTTTAGCATCCTATTGACAAATTAAAAACTGCTCAAATGAGCGCCATTATTTTTGTCAAGCGGAGACTAGTACACGCTATTTTTGATGCAACGGAACATCACACTTACACGTTGTACAGATAGTATGCTCTTATTTTTGTATTTTTTCAAGACTAATTTATATTTAGAAGGTCAGTGCAGGCGCGCGTATTGAACATGTAATGACATACTCCTTTGCTACTTAATGCGCTGCAGCGTCTCTTAAATTGCGCTATTCGGGCGTTCTCAAACACGGCTCATGACTATTTAAAAACTGTCTATATCCTGGCTACCCTCTTCCTCTTTTATCCACATTTTTTAGCTGTTGTAAGCTCTACTATAGTAATTGATATAGTAAGATATAGTATAAGGGGCCAAGCTATGGCCCCTACTTTTGCACGATATGGCCCATGACAGGGGCCAAGCTATGGCCCCTACTTTGTGAATAAGATGTGAGTAAATGTATAACTTTTTATATGTTAAAAATATTAACAAATTCTTTGATTTTTGAACCAATGTAATAATGATTCAAATAGCCTATTTTTTGGATTAATATCAAATTTAACTTGACGAGCCGTTGAAGGCGACGTTTTAAAGTGCGCACAGGCACGCAACAACGACTAGAAATAACTGTTTGTTTAGCAAAACACACTTTCTTGTCACTAGCATCCATTAAGCCAAAAATAACGTATAAAATAGCTATATCGGTACCGTCTAATGCTAAATCTAATTTTAGATGTTGTTCTGAATTAATAAATC